AATTCTTGAGGTCTATCACGAGCGCGAAGAAGAAGCACGGACTAAGTACGAAGATTTTGAGCAAGTTGCGTACAACCCGCGTCTTCCAATCACGACAGTGATGGCCGAAACGATTCAAGCGTCTGATATTGGCCCTGAGGTGGCGTATTACCTTTGTTCTAACCCAAAAGAAGCTGATCGTATTGCCAAGTTGTCGCCTTTTTTGCAGGCTAAAGAAATTGGGAAGATTGAAGCGAAGTTGAGCGAAAATCCTCCTGTTAAGAAATCAACGAGCGCTCCCGCGCCGATTCAGCCGGTTACCCCACGGGGTGGCAACGCAAGAGTTTTAGACACGACTGACCCGCGTTCGATTAAAGAAATGTCAACGTCAGAGTGGATTGAAGCAGAGCGTCAACGGCAGATTAAGAAATGGGAAGCTCAAAACCGAGTCCGCTAACTTTTTGATAAGGAATTGTCATGGCAAATAGTCTACTTACCATCGACATGATTACTCGCAAGGCGCTTGAAATCCTTGAGAATAATCTTGTCTTAACCCGCAACGTTAACCGTCAGTACGACGATAGCTTTGCTGTTGAAGGCGCCAAAATTGGTTCGACCTTGCGTATCCGCTTACCGGACCGCGCACTTGTAACCGACGGTGCAGCACTCCAAGTCCAAAGCGACAACGAGCAGTACACCACGTTGACTGTGGCTTCACAAAAGCACATTGGCGTTAACTTCACCTCTGCTGAATTGACCTTGCAGTTGGATGACTTCGCAGAGCGCGTGCTCAAGCCTCGTATTAGCCAGCTTGCCGCTAGCATCGATGCAGACGTTGCTAACTCTTACCAGTACATCGGTAACACAGTTGGTACGCCTGGCACGACACCTGGCACGTCGTTGGTTCTGTTGCAAGCTCAACAGAAACTGAACGAGAACGCTGCTGTTATGTCGCCCCGTTACGCTACAGTCAATCCTGCTGCTAACGCTGGTTTGGTTGAAGGCATGAAAGGTCTTTTCAACCCCACCGACACGATCAGCCGTCAGTTCAAGAACGGCATGATGGGCATGGGTGTGCTTGGGTTTGATGAGATCAACATGTCTCAGTCGATCAAGCAGTTCACGACCGGATCGCGTACGGCTACCGGCGGTACAACGTCTGCTGCTGTAACAAGCGAAGGTGCAACGACTATCGCCATCACTGGCGCAGGTGCTAGCGCAACCGTCAAAGCTGGCGACGTGTTTACCGTGGCTGATTGCTATGCAGTTAACCCACAGACCCGTGAGTCCACTGGTTCGCTGTTCCAGTTCGTTGCAACCGTTGACGTCACGCTGAATGGCTCTGGCGCAGGTAACATCACTGTCGCTCCGATCTATTCTTCGGGTAACGCCTTAGCTACCGTTGCTAGCCTTCCTGCTACCAGCAAGGCCGTGACTTTTGTTGGTGCAGCATCTAGCCAGTACCCACAAAACCTCGTCTACCACAAAGACGCTATCACTTTCGCCACTGCCGATCTGATGATGCCGCAAGGCGTTGACATGGCATCGCGTCAGGTTCATAACGGTATTTCGATGCGTATTGTTCGTCAGTACGACATCAACAACGACCGTATGCCCTGCCGTATTGACGTGCTCTATGGCTACAGCGTGATCCGTCCGCAAATGGCAGTTCGACTCTGGGGCTAATCGATCTAGGGGGCTTCGGCCCCCTTACCCAATTATTTTTTGAAAGGATTTATCATGGCAATTCCTAATGGTGCTGGTGGCTATCAGTACAACGACGGTAATACCGGCGAGGCTTTGTTGTTTGTTCAAGGCGCTCCCGTAGCGCTGACAGGCGCGGCTACGATCACGGCAGCTCAACTGGCAAACGGTTTGTTTACGTTTGACGGCACCGCTGGCGCGATGACGCTCCCCACTGTTGCATTGCTTGAGGCTGAAGTTTCTTCGGCAGCTAAGGTCAATGCAGCGTTTACGTTTGCAGTTGTCAATATCGATGGTACTGACGCTGTGACCGTAACCGCAGGCACGGGCTGGACGATTGTTGGCACCGCTGCTGTGTCGGCTAACACGTCATCGCAGTGGCTTGCTCGCAAGACCGGCGACGGCACTTGGACGGCGTATCGTATTGCGTAATCAATAGGGGGTTCGCCCCCTATTTTTAAAAGGATTAGCTATGTCAAACACTAAACCCATTGGCGTTGCTTATACAGACCAAGACATTATTGGTTCGCAGTACATTTTGTCTGACGAACAGTTTGGCTTTACAGCAAACGCTCAAGGTACGGTAACGCAAGCTACCAGCAAGTCCACGGCAGTGACGTTGAATAAGTCTGCCGGTCAAATCACAATGAACGATGCAGCTTTGGCGAACGCAACCAACGTGACGTTTACGTTGAACAACTCGCTTATTTCTGCAAACGACATTTTGGTTTTGAATGTAAGCGGCGGCGCTACGGCTGGCGCGTACAACTGCTGGGTGTCTGGTTTAAGTGCAGGGTCAGCGTCAATCACTGTCCGCAACATCTCGGGCGGTTCGTTGTCTGAAGCAATTATTGTTAACTTTGCTCTTATTCATTGCGTGTAAGGCGCGGGGCTTCGGCCCCCATTTAAATTATGGCCGTCATCTATCTTCGTCACCCCACTCATGGCGCTAAAGTCGCTATATCTGATAAAGAAGCCGATAACGATAGAGAAAACGGCTGGGAAGTGTATGATCCCAATAATTTAGATGACGAGTTAGAGCCTGTTAACGAGCTTCAACCTCGTCGTCGTAGTCGCAGAACTCAGGAGGTTGAGTCATGACCACTGCCGCTGAACTTATCGACGGGTCGCTTCGACTTTTAGGTGTGTTGGCCGAAGGCGAACAACCATCGGTTGCAGTCATGCAAGATTCCATCATGGCTATGAATCAAATGATTCAGTCATGGGATACCGAACGCCTTTCTGTGTTTAGCACGCAAGATCAGATTTTTACTTGGCCTGCGTACACCATGTCGCGCACGATTGGTCCGACCGGCGACTTTGTAGGCAATCGCCCGATTGAGATTGATGACGCTACATACTTTAAAGACCCATCGTCGGGGTTGTCGTTTGGCGTTAAGCTAATCAATCAACAGCAGTACGATGGTATCGCGTTTAAGACGGTTACATCGACGTATCCGCAAGTCATGTGGGTTAACAACACGTTTCCTGACATGGAAATGACGGTGTACCCCGTGCCTATCAAAGCGTTAGAGTGGCATATTATTTCTGTAGAAACGCTGACAGAAGTGTCAAGCGTTGCTACAGACATGTACTTTCCCCCAGGCTATCTGCGTGCGTTTCGTTACAACTTAGCCTGCGAACTGGCGCCTGAGTTTGGTGTTGAACCGTCGCCGCAAGTGCAGCGTATTGCGATGACAAGCAAACGCAACATCAAGCGCATCAACTTCCCCGGCGATCTTATGGCGATACCTTATCCGATTGTTGCAACGCGTCAACGGTATAACATCTACGCCAACAATTTCTAATGAAAACGCCGATTCTTGGATCGACTTACGTTGCCCGTTCCGTCAACGCAGCCGATGCGAGGATGGTCAATCTGTTTCCGGAAGTTGTGCCGGAAGGCGGCAAAGAACCCGCGTTTCTTCAGCGCTGTCCTGGTCTACTAAACCTTGCTACGATCGGCAGCGGTCCTGTTAGAGGGTTATGGACGTTTTCGTCTGATAACAGCACCGCGTTTGTTGTATCCGGTAACGAACTGTACCGAATCAACACCAGCTACGCCGCTACGCTTATCGGCTCTATTCCTGGCACTGGCCCTGTCAGCATGGCTGACAACGGCATACAGCTATTCATTGCCTGCAACGGTCCTAGCTACATCTACAACGTTGACACCGGCGACTTTGGTCAGATCATAGACCCTGATTTTCCTGGCGCGGTAACGGTTGGCTATATTGACGGCTATTTTGTTTTTAATGAGCCTAACAGTCAACGTATTTGGGTTACGCAACTGCTTGACGGTACGTCTATTGATCCGCTTGACTTTGCAAGCGCTGAAGGATCGCCTGACGGTGTGGTGGGCCTTATTGTTGATCATCGTGAAGTTTGGGTGTACGGCACAAGTACCGTTGAAGTTTGGTACGACGCTGGTACGCCCGATTTCCCGTTACAGCGCATCCAAGGCGCGTTTAATGAGATTGGCTGTATATCAGCGTACACCATCGCTAAGATGGATAACGGTCTGTTTTGGTTGGGCGCTGACGCCAGAGGCCAAGGTATTGTCTACCGCGCT